GCTTGACGGGTCTGGTTGGTCGTGCTATGATAAATAGGTAAACAAATGTTACGGAATTCACATAATCCTTAACATTGTTAAACACCCGTTAACCGAGACCTATGGGTGTATAAGAACGTCTCTCATATCTCAGATAAGGGTGCTGAGAAATAGTAACTCCACCATTTCCCTGATGGTCTTACTAACTGTTTAATACAAATGACTGCTACACTTTCACGTCAAAAATCACAATCGAATACTTGGGAACAGTTCTGCAACTGGGTTACTTCAACCGATAATCGTCTTTATGTCGGTTGGTTCGGAGTTCTGATGATTCCTTGCCTGCTTGCTGCTACAACTTGTTTCATCATTGCTTTCATCGGAGCCCCCCCTGTCGATATTGACGGTATTAGGGAGCCCGTTGCTGGTTCACTTATGTACGGAAACAACATCATCTCTGGTGCTGTTATTCCAAGTTCTAATGCGATTGGATTGCATTTTTACAGCATCTGGGATGCTGCTTCTCTTGATGAGTGGCTTTATAAATAATATTGGGTCACTTTAAATCGGGTGAACTGCTGGAAAGCTAAGTTCTCTATGAAACACAAACATCACCTTACTCCAAAATATCTTGGTGGTTCTAACGAATCCCAAAATCTTGTAGAAGTTTCTACAACTCAACACGCTATGTTTCATTATTGTAACTGGCGTCTTTGGGGAAACGAAGAAGATAAGATTGCTTGGAAAGCACTTGCAGGATACTCTAAAAAAGAGGAAATAATTCATCAAGTTATTTCTCTTGCAGGTAAAAGAGGTGGTAAGGTTGCAAAAGAAAGCGGACAACTTCGGTCTGCTGCTCTTAAACAACCAAGAAGTGTAAGGCAAAAGATTGGTAAAAATCTTATCAACTATGCCTACAAAAATCCAAAGAATGCAACACAAGAAACTCTTACTAATAGAAAATACAGTAAAGTATTTCACATTTATGAAAAACTAACTGAAAGGACTATTGGTAATCATCTTGGGGATGTAGTTTTTAATCCAGAAGAAGATAAAACACTCAAAACTGTTTGTTCTATTATTCTGGAAAAATATGGGGTAAAAGTTTATCCTTCACATCTTAATAGTGTTGCTAATGGAAATAGACTTTTAACAAGTGGTATTTCTTGTAGTTGGATTTTAGAGAATATGCCAATCAGCATCCAAGCCACAGACGATACTTCTGTGGAAGGTTCAGAGACTACTGGGTTCAACAAGCGTGTTGAGTAATACCAGATTAGCGCCCGACATCTTATAAAAAATAAGATGAAGATATAGTCCAGTCCATATGGAAACATATGGTTCCCCCGACTGCTATAATGGGGGTCCTTTCCAACTAGTTGTATTCCACTTCCTCATTGGCATCTATGCTTATATGGGTCGTGAGTGGGAACTTTCTTACCGTCTTGGTATGCGTCCTTGGATCTGCGTTGCTTACAGCGCACCTGTTGCTGCTGCTTCTGCAGTGTTCCTGGTTTATCCTTTCGGTCAAGGTTCGTTCTCTGATGCGATGCCACTGGGCATCTCTGGTACTTTTAACTACATGCTTGTGTTCCAGGCAGAGCACAACATCCTGATGCACCCCTTCCATATGCTTGGAGTTGCTGGTGTCTTTGGTGGTTCTCTGTTCAGTGCTATGCACGGTTCTCTGGTGACTTCCTCGCTGGTTCGTGAAACCACTGAGAACGAGTCACAGAATTATGGTTACAAGTTCGGTCAAGAAGAAGAGACTTATAACATCGTTGCTGCTCACGGTTATTTTGGTCGCCTTATTTTCCAATATGCTTCCTTTAATAACTCACGTTCGCTGCACTTCTTCCTTGCTGCTTGGCCCGTTGTAGGCATTTGGTTCACTGCTCTTGGTGTTTCTACGATGGCTTTTAATCTCAATGGCTTTAATTTTAATCAGAGCATTATGAGTTCTGAAGGTAAAGTAATTAACACTTGGGCTGATGTTCTCAACCGTGCTGGACTCGGCATGGAGGTGATGCACGAGCGTTTTGTGAACGCATGGCGCTCGTTAAATCGGATGAATTGCTGGAACTCTCTTGTAGACAATCAGCAGCCAAGCCTTGCAAGCGTGTAAGGAAGGTTCAGAGACTAGGCGGTGGATGACGCTTCATCCGTAATACGCCACTAGCGTCCGACACTCTTATGAGTGATGATATAGTCCGCTCCCTTTGGCGACAAAGGTTAAAACACAAGGAATGCTCACAACTTCCCACTTGATCTTGCTGCTGCCGAAGCAACCCCAGTTGCCTTGACTGCACCATCCATCGGGTGATATAATAAAGGGGAACTCTTCGGAGTTCCTTTTTTTATAAATATTTAAGTACGAAAGAAAGCACGAGATGACTAAATTGTACTCCGACCTGTATAGAACCTGTATGACCTGCGGAGTTGAGAAACAGATTACAGAGTTTTATATGCGTGATAAGAAAACAGGTAGGAGACACTCTGCTTGTAAAGAATGCGATAAGGCAAGAGTAAAAGCAAGACATCAAGCAAATCCGCAACGCACTAAAAATAATGATTTGAAAAGGATGTACGGTATAACTCTCGATGAGCATACTAAAATGTATGAGGAACAAAGTGGTCTTTGTGCTATTTGTGGTAATGAAGGAAATGGTAAATGGAAGAAGTTATGTGTAGACCATTGCCACAATACTGGTAAAGTAAGAAAACTACTTTGTCATCATTGCAACACAGCTCTTGGTCTTGTGGGAGATAATATCAACACTCTCCAATCAATGATTGAATATTTAAAAGTAAATTAATTATGTCTATATTTACTATACTTGGAATTGAAGAATCTAAACCAACTGCAAATTTAAAACTATGTACCAAATGTAAGGAAGAGAAACTGCTAGATTGTTTTCGCAAAAGAGGAGAAGGGAAAGATAAGAAAAGAATATATCCAATATGTAAAGAATGTGAAAAAAGGATTAATAAAGATGTTTTAAATTTAAGAAAACAAGCACCACCAAAACCCAACTCATGTGATTGTTGTGGTAAAAAATGTAAAAAATTTGTTTTAGATCATGATCATGAAACAAATAAATTTAGAGGGTGGATTTGCGATAGTTGCAATATTGGAATAAGTAGATTAGGCGACAATCTTGATGGACTTATGAGAGCAGTTGAATACCTAAGCACTAATACTCATTGACCTTTATGTTAAGAGATGTTAACATAAATATGAGAAATCACTAGGGAGGTTATGACTTCTTCAACACTTTCACAACCTATTTCACAGCGAGGATGGTTCGATGTCTTGGATGACTGGCTTAAACGAGATCGCTTTGTATTTGTGGGTTGGTCTGGATTACTACTTTTTCCCACTGCTTATCTTGCCCTTGGTGGGTGGCTTACTGGCACAACGTTTGTTACAAGCTGGTACACCCACGGGTTGGCGTCTAGTTATCTTGAAGGCGCTAATTTTCTCACAGCAGCTGTGTCGTCGCCTGCAGATTCTATGGGTCATTCTCTTCTTCTACTTTGGGGTCCTGAGTCTCAAGGGGATATTATCAGGTGGTTCCAACTTGGGGGACTCTGGACTTTTGTGGCGCTCCACGGAGCCTTTGCTCTCATAGGATTTATGCTTCGCCAGTTTGAGATTGCCCGTTTGGTTGGTATCCGTCCTTACAACGCAATTGCATTCTCTGGTCCAATTGCAGTATTTGTTTCTGTGTTTCTGATGTATCCACTGGGACAATCTAGTTGGTTCTTTGCACCTTCATTTGGTGTTGCTGCTATCTTCAGGTTCCTGCTGTTTATACAAGGATTTCATAACTATACGCTAAATCCGTTTCATATGATGGGCGTAGCGGGTATTCTTGGTGGTGCTTTATTGTGTGCGATTCATGGTGCTACTGTGGAAAATACACTTTATGAAGATGGTTCTGCGGCAAACACGTTTAAAGGATTTGAACCTACTCAAGAAGAAGAAACTTATTCTATGGTGACTGCCAATAGATTTTGGTCTCAAATCTTTGGTATTGCTTTTAGTAACAAGCGTTGGTTGCATTTCTTTATGTTGTTCGTTCCGGTAATGGGTCTTTGGGTTGCATCTATTGGTATTGTTGGATTAGCATTTAACCTTCGTGCTTATGACTTTGTATCACAAGAAATTCGTGCTGCTTCCGATCCAGAATTTGAGACGTTCGTAACAAAGAACATACTTCTTAATGAAGGAATTCGTGCCTGGATGGCTCCTATTGACCAACCCGGAGAAAACTTTGTCTTTCCAGATGAAGTTCTCCCAAGAGGGAATGCCCTATAAATAGAGTTGCCTAACGGTGACACATTAGGTAAAATGGAAGGGAAACCTTCCATTTTTTGTATAAATATTAATGTCACCGTTAGAGTAGTATGAATAACATTTTTTACACTTACGCATATTTGCGTGAGGATAAAACTCCCTATTATATTGGTAAAGGTAAGGGAGACCGAGTATATAAGAAATCAAAGAATGATATAAGACCTCCTAGAGATAAGAGTAAAATAATACTTCTCAAGCAAAACTTAAGTGAAGGAGATGCATTTAATCACGAAAAATATATGATTGCTATATTTGGTAGAAAAGATTTAGGGACAGGTATTCTTCATAATAGAACTGATGGTGGTGATGGTTCTTCTGGTGTTTTGCAAACAGAAGAAACAAAACTGAAGAGAAGTAATGCTCTAAAAGGAAGACCTAGACCCGAAGAAGTAAAGAATAAGATAGGAGAAAAAAATAAAGGTAGAACACAATCACAAGAAGCAAGAAATAAGATTGGTGATACTCATAAAGGTAATACATATTGGGTGGGTAGAAAGCATACTGAACAGTCAAAACAAAAAATGAGAGATGCTAAAGTTGGCAAATCAAGTCATATGAAAGGTAAATCTCATAGTGAAGAAACTAAAGATAAAATAAGTTCTTCCAAAAAAGGAAAATCTAACGGTTGTGAAGGAAGAAAATATTCTCCAGAAACCATAGAAAAAATGCGTCAATCTGCAAGAAATAGAAAAAAGAACTCCAAACACTAGTAGAAAATCTAAAATGCTTTCAATCCTAATATTCTTTATTCTCTTTGGAATTTTTATGACTCTCATATCACTCACAGACCATTATCATTATTAAGTATTTGTAGAAACCATAACAAAACTTTTACTCATCCTAAGTACAATTTCTAAATACAATTTTACAATACTTAACGATGCTTATAGACTTAGCACACACGATTGCTGACTATACTATTTGTGGTGAAGGTAATGTATCAGAGAGACATACAGAAGATACTTTTCTAATCAAAGCAAGTGGTACAAGTCTTCATACACTATCAGAAGATGATTTAGTTCTGGTGAATACTGATGCTCAACAACTAAAACCAGAACAAAAGAAACCAAGCATTGAAGTGCTTTTTCACGCTTGGATTATGAAGCACTTCCCAGAAATTAATTATATTGCTCATACTCATCCACCAAAGACTACACAGATACTTTGCTCTCCTGCGGTCAATGACTTTGCCTGTCAGAGGTGGTTTCCAGATCAGATTGTAAGGAATGGTGTAATATCATGTTTAGTTCCTTATGCCCCTCCTGGTGCTCGTTTACTTCAAAATGTAGAGAGGTATGTTGGTGAGTTTGTAGACCACTATAGATACTTCCCCAAGTTGATTCTTCTAGAGAATCACGGTATTATCACAGCATCACCTTATCAAAAGGATTGTGCTGCTGCTACTCTAATGTGTGAGAAGTCTGCTGAAATCTTTATTGGAGCAAAACTTCTTGGTGGTGTAAACTTTCTTCCAGATGAAGAGATTGAGCATTTAGAAAACTGCCCTGGTGAACAGTATCGTCGTCGTATGTATTTTGTAAAATGATTACCTCTGAAACTCCTTATAAACTTGCAGAAATTATTAGAGATACTTGGCCCGGTCTTTACAATCCACCAAAACAATCCTATAATAACCAAAAGGACACTCATAATGAACGAATACTGGATTGTAACAGAAAATAAGACTGGAAGAGTCATTGCCCATTGTGGTGATATTAATGATGCGATTATGATGGTATCATTTGATCGTCATAATAGGTCTTATAGTCGTCACCGTTTTATTATGGATCAAGTAATTGATATAACTTCAACTACTGATAAGCAACTTCCAGGTCAGATTGGATTACCTGCTGGAAAAGTAAATCAACTGAATCCAGAAGTAATTCGTCTCAATGAAGGTGAAGGAATTCCAGTAATTATATGAATCATCGAAAGCATAAGCAAGCGAGAAATCAAAAGAAGAAAAAGATGTATACTCCTGAGGGACATCTTTTAGATCCTCCAGATGCAATTTGTCCACATTGTGGAAAGAAGAATAAACCTTGTTCTTATGTAAATAGTTTAAGTCGTTTTTGGGCGAGAAATATTTGTGATAAAAAAAATTCAAAACTTTCTTGAGAGAGATAAAGATATTACATATTATGATGAATTTCATTACATTTATATTACTTTTAAGGAACTTTTAGAAGTTTTAAAAACTGGAAATAAATAACTGTAAGATACAAAAATTTATGGGACCTCTACACTCTCCAAAAGAATACTTGTTCAATCTTTATACAACAAGTTCTGGAGAGGCGAAACGATTATGGAGGCAACACATAAAGGAGCAATGGAATTATCAATGTGCTTATTGTGGGTCTGAAGAAAATTTAACAATCGATCATATTATTCCTCAGTCGAAAGGTGGTGAAGACATTACAAAAAATGTAGTTTGCTGTTGTCATGATTGCAATCAATCTAAGGGTCACGAACATTGGAAGTTGTGGTATGTTCAGCAAAATTTTTATGATGAAAAACGGTTGAATACAATAGAAAAATGGATAGAACCAGACCCTCCAACAAATTTGTTTAGATATGGGACGAGAAGAAACTGCCTTTAATACTTAAATAAATAGTTTAAATATAAGTATGTTATGAGTGTAATAAAAGTAGAAAGAAGTACAAATGGCAACCCCCATCAGAATTAAGTATTCTACTGAGCAATCAAAAAGACCAACTACATCAGATTTAATAGTAGGTGAATTGGCTTACAACTATTATGATGGTAGGTTGTTTGCTGAGAAAAATGCTGGCGCTGGAGTTACAATATCTTTACTGACACCTTGGACTGAAAATGCTGATGGGCAGTCAATATATTATCAAAATTCAGTTTCAATAGGTACAGATAATTCTCGGGGAAATAGATTATACGTTTCTGGAAATTCTTATCTTGGTGGGGCAGTTAATGTAACTGGTATTTCTACTTTTGTTGGGTTTAGCACTTTTAATGACTCTGTAAGTATTGGAAATAATTTACAAGTTGCTGGAATTACAACTTTTAATGGTGCAATTGTTGGAACTATTTCTACAGCAACAAAATTAGAAAACGCAAGAACTTTTGAAATCACAGGAGATATTGTTGCTTCTCCTATTAGTTTTGATGGGACTGGAAATGTATCATTAGCGGCAACTATTCAACCCAATAGTGTTGGGTTAGGTACGGATACTTTTGGTGATTATGTTAAAGATATTGTAGGAACCTCTCAACAAATTGTAGTTACTGGTGGAACTGGAGAGGGGTCAACCCCAACATTAAGTCTTCCAACAAATCTTGTAGTTCCTCAAGATTTGACAGTTAATAGAGATTTGCAAGTTAATCGTAATTTAAATGTTGATGGAAATATTACAATTGGTGGAACGACAGCATTTGTTAATGTTCAAGAGTTAGTTGTAACTGATCCTGACATTATTCTTGGATATAGAACAGATTCATTTGGTAATGATGTCTCTAATGATAATACTTCAAATCATGGTGGTGTTGCTCTTGCATCAACAGAAGGTACTCCGTTAGTCGATTTATTCATCGCTGGCATTGAAACAGCACCTACCACATATAAGAAAATTATGTGGTTCAAGGAAGGTACTTTTTCTGGACTTGGAACTGACGCTTGGTTAATTAACTATGCTGTTGGTATAGGATCTACACAATTCCCAACAGGAACAAGACTTGCTGCTGGTTCAGTTCAATTTACAGAAAATGATTTAGCAGTTGTAAGAAATATTAATGCTTCTGGTATTGGTACTATTGGAACCTTAGACACTACTACAGGAACCATTGATTACTTAACTAATACTAATCTTAATACTTCTGGTATTGGTACTATTGAAACTCTTGATGTAACTACAGGAACTATTGATTACTTATCGGGGACTGATATTTCTTATAGTGGTATTGGTACTATTGGAACCTTAGACACTACTACAGGAACCATTGATTACTTAACTAATACTAATCTTAATACTTCTGGTATTGGTACTATTGAAACTCTTGATGTAACTACAGGAACTATTGATTACTTATCGGGGACTGATATTTCTTATAGTGGTATTGCAACTTTAGGAATTGCTACTATTGGTGATTTATATGTTTCTGGAGTATCTACTTTTGTTGGAATTAGTACTTTTGAAAATAATGTTTCAATAGGTGGAACATTAGATGTTGATGGAAATATAAACTTTAATGGAAGTTTATCTCAAAATAATTCTCCTTTTATTGCTTCTCGGTGGACAGCAACTACAGTTGGAAATGATATTTATAGACTATCTAATGTTGGAATAGGTTCAACACAACCAAGTGAAAAATTAGATGTTGCGGGTAATATTTCAATTAATTCATTTACTGTAATTGGATCTGCAACTACTACATTGGCAACTTCTGCACAAACTAGTATTCATTCTACATTATCGGGGTTGATTTACAGGTCTGTTGAATACACAATTCAAGCAACTGAGGGAACTAATTATCACTCAACAAAAATTTTTGTTCTTCATAATGGTGCAGGAACTGCATATCATTCAGAATATGGAACAATTTTTAACAATGGACCTGTAGCAATATTTGATGTTGATGTTAATGAAAATGACATTAGACTTCTTGCAACTGGTTCTTCTTCAACTACTAAGTATCTAATCAATTTCACTGCTATAAAACTTTAAATATAAATAAAAAAAAGTAAAATGATCAAAGGGGATAGTGAACCTTGGCAGATCAAAATTTTAGAGTTAAGCGTGGTTTAGAAGTTGGTGTTGGCGGAACAATAATTTTTGCAAATCCTGCAGGAAATACTGGATTCGGAACGATAAGTCCAACAGAAAAAATAGATGTTGTTGGAAATATAAGACTTCGTGAAGGTCTAATTGATTATAATGACAATATTGGTATTGGTGGATCTATTTTAGTTTCCACAGGTGCTGGGGTTTCTTGGACTTCTCCATTTGCTGCTGGTATTCAAGGTATCCAGGGTATTCAAGGAACCCAAGGTATTCAAGGTACCCAAGGTATTCAAGGTATCCAAGGAACCCAAGGAATTCAAGGTATCCAGGGTATTCAGGGTATTCAGGGTATTCAGGGAGTCCAAGGTACTCAAGGTACTCAAGGTACTCAAGGTATTCAGGGTGAACAGGGTACTCAAGGAACTCAAGGAACCCAAGGTATTCAGGGTGAACAGGGTATTCAAGGAACCCAAGGTATTCAAGGTATCCAGGGTACTCAAGGTATTCAGGGTGAACAGGGTATCCAAGGTATCCAAGGAATTCAAGGTATCCAGGGTACTCAAGGTACTCAAGGAACCCAAGGTACTCAAGGAACCCAAGGTATTCAGGGTGAACAGGGTATTCAGGGAGTTCAAGGTATTCAAGGTACTCAAGGTACTCAAGGTACTCAAGGAACCCAAGGTATTCAGGGTGAACAGGGTATTCAGGGAGTCCAAGGTACTCAAGGAACTCAAGGTACTCAAGGTATTCAGGGTGAACAGGGTATCCAAGGTATCCAAGGAATTCAAGGTATCCAGGGTACTCAAGGTACTCAAGGAGTCCAAGGTACTCAAGGAGTCCAAGGTACTCAAGGAACCCAAGGTACTCAAGGAACCCAAGGTATTCAGGGTGAACAGGGTATTCAGGGAGTTCAAGGTATTCAAGGTATTCAAGGTACTCAAGGTACTCAAGGAACCCAAGGTACTCAAGGTATTCAAGGAATTACTGGACCAGTAGCAGGTTCTGCATATCAGGTTGTTTATAAGGATGCTTCCAATAATCCAACAGGTTCATCTAACTTAACATTTAATGGAACCGAATTAGTTACTTATGATTTAACTGTTCTTAACAATACTGATATTAATGGGAACTTAAATGTTGATGGTTCTATTACTATTGGTGGTACAACAGCACAACTGAATACACAACAACTTACTGTTTCTGACCCTGATATTATTTTAGGATTAGGAACAGACTTTTCGCCAACTGATGCAACAGCAAGTCACGGTGGTATTGCGATTGCATCTACTGAGGGAACTCCTCTTGTAAGTCTTGCGATTGGTGGAGAAACACTTCCCTCCACATATAAGAAAATTATGTGGTTCCGTGGTGGTGATATTGGAGCAGGTATTACAGATGCTTGGTTATTTAACTATGGTGTTGGTATTGGAAGTACGCAGGTTCCTAACGGTGTTAGACTTGCTGCAGGTGGTATGCAAGTTACTGATGACACAGTATCTTCACCATATTTTGATGGTATTGTTAAAAAGCAAGCAATAAAAGGTCAAATATCAACTAGCAGTGTAACATCTGATGATTTGATATTAATTTATGATAATACAACAGATGAAATTTATAAAACCTCTATATTAGATGCTGCTTTACAAGGAACCCAAGGTATTCAAGGTATTCAAGGTGTCCAAGGAACTCAAGGTATTCAAGGTGTCCAAGGTATTCAAGGAGTCCAAGGTACTCAAGGAACCCAAGGTACTCAAGGTATTCAAGGAACTCAAGGTACTCAAGGAACTCAAGGTATTCAAGGTGTCGTTGGTAACTTTGGTGGAGTAACTTTTGATTATACTTTTAGTACTGATACATCAAACTCCGATCCGGGAACGGGAACTTTAAAGTTCAGCGAATCACCTTTCTCGGGTGCTTTGACGATGTACATAGACATACTTGATGATAATGGCACAAATATTGGAAGTTTTTTAAATACAATTGATGACTCTACTTCTACTATTAAAGGTCATTTTAGAGTATCCAATAAATTAGATTCTAGTGATTTTGCCTTATTTACTATTTCAAGTGTTTCTACTGGAGGTGGTACATTTGTTGAATGGTTTATTGTCGATTGTTCTTATGTTACTGGTAGTGCAACATCATTTAGTAATGGTGAAGATGTAATTATTAGTTTTGTCAGAACAGGTGATAAAGGAGATACTGGTGTTCAAGGTGTCCAAGGAACTCAAGGAACTCAAGGAACTCAAGGAACTCAAGGTACTCAAGGTACTCAAGGTATTCAGGGTGAACAGGGTATTCAGGGAGTTCAAGGTATTCAAGGTGTCCAAGGAACTCAAGGAATTACTGGACCAGTAGCAGGATCTGCTAATCAAATCGTTTATAAGAACTCATCTAATATAGCAACTGGTTCAGATTCTCTGACTTATTATGGTGCAGTATCTGGAGTTGGTACAGTTGGAATTGGTACTATCATTGATATTGTTCATTATGATACTTTAAATTCTGGAACATTATCTTGGGAAGGTTCTGCTGGACAACTTTTCAGTATTACAAATAATCTTACAAGTGGTTCTATTTTCTCTGTAAATTATATTTCAGGTATTCCTGCAATAGATGTAAATGTAGATGGAACTGTAAAACTTGCACCAAATATTGGTAGAGTTGGTATAGCAACCACAAATCCCAATTCTTCATATAAACTTGATGTAAATGGTTCTATTCGCACTACTTCTCAATTAGTTTCTACGGTTGCAACAGGAACAGCACCACTTACAGTTTCTTCAACCACTCTTGTAAGTAATTTGAATGCTGATTTACTTGATGGAAAAAATACAGGAACATCTGGAAATACAATTCCACTTCTAGATGGTGCCAATACTTGGAGTGGACATCAGACATTCAGTGCTCAAATAATATCAACCAGAGCAAACTCAACAACAACCAATGACGGTCAAATTTATCTAAATGGTGCAACAGGTAATAGAATTGATTTTAATACGAATGGTGTTGCTGCTCCTGCATTTACTACAAGAAGTGCTGGAACTAAGGTTGTTTTATATCCTGCAGTTGGTGGTTCTACTGCAGATTATGCACTTGGAATAGATGTATCTACACTGTGGTATTCTGTTCCATCTACAACTCAACAATTCAACTGGTACGCAGGGACTACTAATGTTGCAACTTTAAGTGGTACTGGAGAACTTACAGCAGATAAGTTTATAACAAATAATAATGGAAATGGAACTAATTTTAAACTTGGTGATGATGCTTGGATTGGAGATATAAACGTAGCAAATACATTTAGGATAAGTGGAGTTCAAAATTCAGATAGAGGATATATTACTTTTGGAAATGATGCTACTTCTTTAGGTAGAGCAGGGACTGGTGCTCTCACTTGGGGCAGTAATTTAGAAGTTCAAGGAAAAGGTACTTTTAGTTCTTCTTCATCATCTGCATTTGTTTTAAGTATTGATGGTCTTGGTGAATCATATAATGGTGTAAGTGCAAGTGGTAAGGGAGCTTACAATGTTGCCGGGACATTGGCGACTATAAGTGCTACTCCTAATTCTGTAAATTCAGGAGCATTAATTGATTTTAATGCTTATAATTCTGGTGGGGGAGCAACTGGAGCATTTATTGGTGCAGTTGCAGGTTCAACTGGAAATGGACCTGCAAATTTTGTAATTGGTAGAAGAACTGGAACAACATCTTGGGCAGAATCTGTTAGAGTTGACACATCTGGTAATGTCGGCATAGGAACCATAAATCCAGGATATAAATTAGAAGTCAATGGATCTTTTGCGGCAACTACAAAGTCATTCATTATTCCTCACCCAACAAAAGAAAATTATAAACTTCGTTATGCTTGTTTGGAAGGACCAGAAAATTCAGTATATATAAGAGGAAGATCAAAAAATTGTATAATCGAACTTCCAGAATATTGGACTAATTTGGTACACGAAGATTCGATTACGGTAACTCTTACACCAATTGGAGATAGTGTAAATCCTAGGATAAGAAAAATTGAAAATAATCAAGTTGAAGTCTTTACAAAAGAAGAAGGAAAACTTGATTATTATTATATAATTTTTGCTGAAAGAAAAGATGTTGATAGATTAGAAGTGGAGATAAAAGGTTAAATATTATATGGAGGAATTATAAAAAAAATGGGTGTTTATGCTGGTCCAGATATTAGAGAAGATGGATTAGTTCTTGCACTTGATGCTGCCGATCCAAATAATTACAATCTCACCGCAGTTGAAGTTCTCGTGGTTGCTGGTGGTGGTGCTGGTGGTTATGGTGAATCTAATACAAATGGTGGCGGAGGAGGCGGTGGAGGTGCTGGTGGTTTAATTTATAATTCCAACTTTTCCGTAACTCCTGGTTCTGCTCTTACCGTAACCGTTGGTGCTGGAGGTGCAGTAGTAGCAAATTCTGGAACTACTGGGGGTAATGGTGGAAACTCTGTATTTGGTTCTTTAACTGCTATTGGAGGTGGCGGCGGTGGTGGTGGTGATTTTGAAGGTAATAATGCTGGTGCGACTGGTGGTTCTGGTGGTGGTGCTGGTGGAGATGGCAACTATGGTTCCACTATATTTTCTGCTGGAACTTCTGGGCAGGGATTTGCTGGTGGTGCTAGAAATGGAACAACAAATAGAGCAGCAGCAGGAGGTGGTGGTGCAGGTGGTGCTGGAAGTAGTGCTACTCCTGGGGCAAATTCAACAGGAACTGGTGGTACAGGAGGTACTGGTTTAGGTTTTAATATTTCTGGAACTTTTACATATTATGCTGGTGGTGGTGGAGGTGGGGCAAGTAATAACTTTTCTTCTGGTGTAGTCAATAGTTCTGGTGGAATTGGTGGCGGTGGTGCTGGTGGTGGGGCAACAGGACCTAGTAATGGAACTGCAAATACTGGTGGAGGTGGTGGAGGTGGATTTGGTTCTAATGCAGGTGCAGGTGGTTCAGGAATCGTAATAGTAAGATATCCAGGACCCCAAAGAGCAATAGGTGGTACAGTAACATCTTCAGGTGGATACACGATTCATACATTTACCACAGTAGAAACCACTTCATTTACTCCATTAGTCGCAACGAATAACTCTACGATTCTTGGACTTGCTGATTTCTCTGGGAATAATAACTTTGGGACTACTGCAAACTCACCAGTATATTCAAGTGCTTTTGGTGGAAGTGTAAGTTTTGATGGGAGTAATGAATATATTCAAAGTTTATCTTTTATTCCAAATATAACTAATAAAACACTTTCTGGTTGGGTAAAACTTGGTTCAACCACACAACAAGGAGGAGGACTAATTAATTTACAAAGTGATGATGGTATAACATTTGATGCTATTGTTTATAATGAAACAGACCAAGGATGGGGATTTGGGTCTAATGGTTTTACAAGAACTGGTTGGTCAAATGTAAAAGAAACATCTACTTCTGTTTGGGTTAATATAGTCGCAACTTATGAAAATTTAAATTATAAAATGTATAGAAATGGTAATTTGATATTAACTCTAACTTCTTTTAATGCTTTAAATTATAATTTTTCTTCTAAAAGTCTTATAGGATATAGACATACCGGTGGTTCCAATGCTTATTTAAACGCAAACATAGCACAAGTTCAAATCTACAACAGAGCACTCACAGCATCAGAAGTCCAACAAAACTTTAATGCATCGAGAGGGAGGTTTGGAATCTAATGTCTATAGGATATGGTCCAAAATTAATTACTGATGGATTAGTATTATGTCTAGATGCTGCAGATAGTCTTTCTTATCCTGGTTCTGGAACCACTTGGACTGATTTGAGTGGGCAAGGTAATAATGGAACCATTAATGGTGCCACTTATGACAGTTCTTATGGTGGTACTATGGTATTTGACAGTAATAATGAAAGGGTGGAAATAACTGGAACTGGATTGTCCTATACAAGTTTTTCTATAGATTCATTTATTAAACCATCAAATAATGATGGCGAATATAATGCAATTATTAGTACTACATTAGGTACAAATAATGACTATGAATATGGATTAAATTGGGATTTGGGACCGGATGCAACTTCAAACTTCAGTGTTATGAATTTGGAAATTAGTAGAGCATATGGTGGATTTTATAATAGAGATATAATGACATCTTCAATTCCATTTGGAGTATGGACTTATGTTGCTTTAGTTGTAGATTCTGTAAATGATAATTATAAAATATATGTAAATGGAGTTGAAGATTATACTGCTTCCTATTCTGGTACAATAACTTATTTTGACCGCATAACAATAGGTCAAAGATTTTATGGAAGTGTATATCAAGGAGGTAGTACATTTAATGGTAATATTTCATCTGTTAAAATATACAACAGAGCACTCACAGCAGCAGAAATCCAACAAAACTTCAATGCCCTCCGTGGTCGTTTTGGAATATAAATATCTAAAAAATAGTATAGAAGAATGGCAAATTCTGATAAGGATATTCTTATAACTCCTAATAAGGGGTCGTCAAGTGATGATCCTAAAATTGAATTTAAAGGTGCCAGTTCTTCTGTAGGTCCATCGACAATTACTGTAAAGGCATATCCAACGAATAATGGAACTGTAAGTTTTGAAGGATCTGCCGGACAATTGTTTTCTGTTACAAACAATCTTACTTCTGGATCTATTTTTTCTGTCAATGATGTTTCAGGTATTCCAAGTATTGATGTTGACGCTGATGGAACAATTGAACTTGGACCTTATGGTGGAAATATTGGAGTTGGAACCGCAAATCCAACACAAAAATTAGACGTTGTTGGAAATATAAGAGTAAGAAATGGATTATATGACGTTTATAATAATGTAGGTGCTGCTGGTAGTGTTTTAACTTCTACTGGTGCTGGAGTTAGTTGGACTACTCCGCTTGATGCTACAATCCCACAAAATTCCAAAACTTCCGGATATACTCTTCAACTATCGGATGTTGGTAAACACATATCAATTACGACAGGAGGTGTGATTGTTCCAAGTTCAGTTTTTAGTGCTGGTGATGTAATTTCTATATATAATGATTCATCTAGTGATCAAACAATAACTGCAACCTCAGTCACTATGTATCTTGCTGGGACTTCAACCACAGGAAATAGAACTCTTGCACAAAGAGGATTGTGTACGATTCTCTGTGTTGGTTCAAATACTTTTGTTACATTAGGGGGGGGTTTAACTTAATATGCCTATAATTCAAGCTCTTTTTTATAATTCTGTAGTAGCAATTCCTTATCTGTTATATCTTTGGGGATCGGGGTATGGAATAGGAACCGGTGGCACTGGTGCAAGTACTCCAGTAACAACTTTTGCTGGAGGAACCACCTGGAAACAAATTTCTTGTGGAGACAGTCATACTGCAGCAATTAAAAATGATGGAACTTTATGGACTTGGGGAAGTCAATTTTCTCCAGATAATAGATTGGGGCAAAATTTATATATAAATGGAGGTGTAACTGTTAGTACTCCAATAACCACATTTGCTGGAGGCACCAACTGGAAACAAGTTTCTTGTGGGTACAGACATACTTTAGCAATCAAGACCGATGGAACCTTATGGACTTGGGGACATCCTAACGACGGACAATTGGGAACAATAGATGCACTTGAATTTAGATTAACGCCAGTAACTACATTTGCTGGAGGAACAAATTGGGCAGATACTGCAACAACAGATCCTTCTGATCTTTATACTATTGGCATATCTGCTTCAACCACATCTAATACTTTTGCAATCAAGAGTGATGGAACTTTATGGGGATGGGGTAGTAATTCTGATAGAAATGTTGGAAACGCACAAGGAACTGCTGTTGTTACTACGGGAGTACTTGGCGCACAAACTCCAGTAACCACATTTGCCGGAGGAACCGACTGGAAACAAGTTTTTTGTGGGAATCAACATACTGCAGCAATCAAGACTGATGGAACTTTATGGATTTGGGGAAGTCCAATTTCAGGAAAAATGGGAAATGCAATTACATCTACATCGATATCCACTCCAGTAACCACATTTGCTGGAGGCACCAACTGGAAACAAGTTTGTTGTTCAAATACATTTAGTGTAGCAATTAAAACCGATGGAACCTTATGGACTTGGGGAGAACCATCAGGTGGAAAATTAGGAAATCGAGTTGTATCCTTTGGACTTAGTGTCTCTACTCCAATAACCACATTTGCCGGAGGTACCGACTGGAAACAAGTTTCTTGTGGGAGAGGACACACTGCAGCAGTTAAGACCGATGGAACTTTATGGACTTGGGGATATAGTAGCAATGGAAGATTAGGAAATAGTGCCACATCGATTGATAGATCTACTCCAATAACCACATTTGCTGGAGGAACCGACTGGAAACAAGTTTCTTGTGGATACAGTCATACTGCAGCAATCAAGACCGATGGAACTTTATGGATGTGGGGATTCGAAAATAATGGTAGATTAGGAAATGGAGTTGCAACTTTTTCAAATGTGTCCACTCCAATAACCACATTTGCTGGAGGAACCGACTGGAAACAAGTTTCTTGTGGGAATCAACATACTGCAGCAATCAAGACCGATGGAACTTTATGGACTTGGGGATATTCGTCTTATGGGAGATTAGGTAATAATATAAATTCTAATGGAGGAATATCTACTCCAATAACTACATTTGCTGGAGGAACCAATTGGAAACAAGTTTGTTGTGGGGACAGACATGTAATAGCATTACAAGACGATGGTGTAAATAAACAAATTTTTCTTTGGGGAAGAAATAATGAACAACAATTAGGAATTAATAATATTGCTCAATTTGTTCTTTCCGGAACAAATTGGGATCAAGCAGATGCTTCAATTTTTTCTCATAGTGCGGCAATTAAAACGGATGGAACACTATGGGTTTGGGGAAGAAATAATCAGGCACAACTTGGTTCTGGTGACTTGAATAATAGATTTACTCCAATAACTACGTTTGCTGGAGGAACCAACTGGAAACAAGTCTCTTGTGGAAATAATGCTATTGCAGCAACCAAGACCGATGGAACTTTATGGATTTGGGGAGGTACTCGTGGTGATATACTAGGAATTCCTCCCACAAATGACCTTGCAGATGCTCCATTTCAAATTAGCACTCCAATAACTACATTTGCTGGAGGAACCAACTGGAAACAAGTGAGTTGTGGTGGGCAAAGTGATAATATTGTTACTGCAATTAAAACTGATGGAACTTTATGGACTTGGGGATCTTTAGTGAACCTACTCGGAACCAAAAGTGGACTTCGTTATAGAGATACTCCAGTAACTACATTTGCTGGAGGAACAAATTGGGCAGATACTGCAACAACAGATCCTTCTGATCTTTATACTATTTTTACCACAGGAACATCTGGTGCAATAAAAACTGACGGAACTTTATGGACTTGGGGATATAATGGTAGAGGACAAATAGGTAATGGAACAATTTCTGCTGTAAATACTCCAATAACCACATTTGCTGGAGGTACCGACTGGAAAGAAGTTTCTGGTGGATCTAGTGCAACTAGACATTGTGCAGCAATCAAGACTGATGGAACTTTATGGACTTGGGGAGATCTTGGCAGTGGAAAATTAGGAAATAGACTTACAAGTGGTCTTGTATCTACTCCAATAACCACATTTGCTGGAGGCACCAACTGGAAACAAGTTTCTTGTGGGAATGGATTTACTGCAGCAATCAAGACTGATGGAACTTTATGGACTTGGGGATCTTCAGGATCTGGGGCATTAGCAAATCGACTTGTAACGGGCAATATATCTACTCCAGTAACCACATTTGCCGGAGGAACCAACTGGAATCAAGTTTCTAGTTCGGGTGTATATGCTGCAGCAATCAAGACCGATGGAACTTTATGGATGTGGGGATCCGCAAGTAATGGTAGATTAGGAAATAGTGTCACATCGATTAATAGATCTACTCCAGTAACCACATTTGCCGGAGGAACCGACTGGAAACAAGTTTCTTGTGGGAATCAACATACTGCAGCAATCAAGACTGATGGAACCTTATGGACTTGGGGATATGCTTCTAGGGGTAGATTGGGAAATGGAGTTACAACTTTTTCAAATGTGTCCACTCCAATAACCACATTTGCTGGAGGAACCGACTGGAAACAAGTTTGTTGTGGAAATGATTTTACGGCAGCAGTCAAGACTGATGGAACCTTATGGACTTGGGGATATTCGTCTTATGGTGCAATCGGAAATGGCAATAATAATACCATATCTACTCCAATAACTACATTTGCTGGAGGAACCAATTGGAAACAAGTTTGTTGTGGGTATAACAATGTAATAGCATTGCAAGATGATGGAGTAAATAAACAAATTTTTCTTTGGGGGAGAGATTGGAGAAAAGGACTATTTGATATGTCCTTGGGAATCAAAACGGTTGTTGTTAATCAATATCAAATTGATGGGAACAACTGGAGTATAATCAATAGTAAAGGTGGATCAGGTGTAGCAGCTATTAAAACTGATGGAACTTTATGGAATTGGGGAACAAATGGCATTTTAGGTGCCAATGATAATGTAATCAGACCTACTCCAATTACTACATTTCTCGGAGGAACTAAATGGATTGATATAAGTAGTGGTAGGAATGTTATTGCTGGAATAACTACATAATTATGTAAACATATAATATATTTACATGAACCCCCTTGAGTTGGTAGCAAAAACTTTATATTCTTTTGAAGAAAAAGATCTTACTATAAAATTACTTGAAGCATTTAAAAATAGAGCAAAAACATTTCAACAATATGATGATGTGGCAAAAATTTTTTTTGAAATAAAACACTTTTCGAATGCCATCGAATGTGGAGAAAAAGCACTTAAACTTGCACAGACAAAAGATGAAAAATATATAACAGCGAAAAACTTGATTAATGCATATAATCAAAACAATTTTCCAGAAAAATCAATCACTCAAATATCAAAAATTAAATCATTGAATCCACAAGATACAGAACTTCTTTTGGAGGAAACTTTTGCATATTCTGCATTAGGACAAAAAGACAAATCAGAAAAATTACTTTTCAATTTAATACAAAAAAAATTACCAGAGGAAATAGAAAGAAAAGCATATCACAATCTTTCTGGGTATTATTTTAGAAAAGATGACCTCTATACAGGACTTCAACATTTTCTTAGGGCAGGTGAAGTTGAAGCATATAAAAATAAAGATCTTCCTTCATTTGCTAAATGGGACGGTACAATTATTCCTGGACAAACAATTATCATTGACAGCCAGTGTGGTGCTGGAGATGAGATTATACATGTAAGATTTATGAAACATCTTAAGAAACTTGGAATGAATCCAATTTGGACTACAACAAGGAAAGACTTACAAAAAATCTTTAACTATAATGGATTTAAAACTGAATTAGTCTGGGACAATCCTATATTTCCGCAAGATTCTAAGTGGGTTTATGCTCTTGCACTTCCTTATTATATGAATATCACCGTAGAAGATTTGGGTAGAGAACCATATCTAAAACCATTACCGGAAAAAGAAAGAAAGTATTATCACATTCAACAAGATACTAAGTATAAAATTGGAATGTTTTGGAACTCTGGTTCTGGATTTGAGCAAGCACATTTTAGAAATGTAGATTTCTTTGATTTGTGGAATGTAATTTCTAATCCAAAACATTCATTGTATTCACTTCAAATGAATGATACTCCAGTTCCAAAAACTTGTAAAAACCATATTAAAGAGTTTCATTCAAAAGATAGAGAGTTTGCTGATACTTTCTCCATTGTAAATCAAATGGATTTGGTGATTACTTCTTGTACTTCTATTGCACACATTGCTGCTTCTATTGGTAAAGAGGTATGTGTCTTTGTTCCTATTATGGAATATTATGTGTGGACAAGTTCTAATGGTAAATCTTGGTGGTATGGTGATAATGTCCATTTGTTTAAACAAAAAAAACCAAGAACTTGGAATGAACCATTACAAGAACTGAGGGAGTTTTTGAATGATAGAGGAATATAATCTTTCATTTTTAAATTTAGATTTTATTAAAGATATACTATTACAATATCGAGGTGATGTTCATGGACTTTTAACTGATGGAAGATCAAGTTACAATGTTGGAATGCCTATTTTAATGTATCCAGAATTGAAACCACTCTATACTATATTAAAACGATATGTTAGAATGTATTGTAATAAGTATGATATTCCAAAAGTAAAATTTATCAATAGTTGGTTTAACATTACCAATCCTGGTAATAAATTAAAAGTACATAATCACCCACAAAGTATTGTAAGTGGGGCATTTTATTTTTCTGGAAAAACTCCTTTGATTTTTCCAGATACAAAAGTAGAACCTTATCCTGGATTATTGGTTATTTTTCCAAGTGATATGAATCATTATACAAAAGAAGAACAGGAACAAAGAATTGTGATAAGTTTCAATACGGATTATTTAAAAAACGAGGACATTGAATTATGAAATTTTTATTTTTAATTGGATCAGCACTTAAACATTTTCAACAAGAAAAATTTAGTGCTTATGACGAAGAACAGAGATTTAATCAAACATTGAAAACTATTGAATCTGTTAGAAATAAAGTTCCTAATTCTTATATCGTTTTATTTGAGTGTTCCGCTTACTCTATTGATGAAAAATACAAAGAAATTTTAAGAAAAGAGTGTGATTTATTTTTAGAATTTTATGATGAACAAACTCTAAAACAATTATATGAAAATATTTCTGCAAGACCAGAATTGATTACTTATGGAAAGTCTTTATTGGAAACTAGAGGATTACTTAATACTCTTTATGAGATTGAAAAAAATAATTTGTTTAGTGATAGTCAAAGAGTTTTTAAATTGACTGGAAGATATTTGTTGAATGATGATTTTGATATAAAAGATTATGAGAGTAAATTGTTAGAAAATAAATATGTAATTAAAAAATATGATTATCTTACCCAAGAAGAAAATAATCTTAATGAAAAATCATTAGAGAATGTTTATGCTTATCTGTATGGAGCAAAGGGAATGATGGTGACCGGATTATGGTCTTTTGATAGAATTTTATTTAATGAAACAGTACAAGCACTTGAAAAATCATTTTTTTATATGGAAAAAATGATACAATTTACTGCAGGAACAGATATAGAACATTCTTTATATCGTTTTATTGATAAAAAGAAAATAATAGATACTTATAATCTTGGACTTACTCTAGTGAAAGGAATGAAAGGAGAAAATGGAGGAACCTATAGTACATGAAAATAGCAATTTTTTATCACATAGCACAAATGGGTTTAGGTGCCTTCGTTTATCAGCAACAAGTTCATCGTTTATATACATCAGGTATTATTGAAGCAGCAGATTACATTCATTTTGGAGTGAATGGAGATCAAGAACTTTTCAATATCCCAGAAAAAGTGAAAGTTAAATATAACAAAAAACAAAATTGGGGAACAGAAAAAGAAACTTTGTTAGATTTGAGAGAATTTTGTAAGAACAATCCAGAATATAAAATTCTTTATTTTCATACAAAAGGAGCAACTAAAAGTGAATTATCTGTTCATTCTTGGAGATTAATGATGGAGTATTTTACAATTGATAAATGGCAAGAGTGTATAAAATATCTTGAAAGATACACTTGTGTTGGTTGTCACTTAGGAACTATTGGACCAAGTATTTTTTCTGATGGTACTTTAATTGAAAATGATAAAACATACGCTTATATGGGAAATTTTTGGTGGGCAAATGCATCATATATAAATATCTTAAAATCTAGATATGTAGAATCTGAATGTAGAATGGAAAAAGAGAGATGGATTGGAGATAGTGATAGTTGTTATCCAAAGACTTTATATAATAATTTAGATTTTGATTCGGATCCTTCTAACTTTAATAATTATTCTTATTATTTTAGAGAAAAAGATTATATAAATTATTAAATCAAGTATGAAAATAGCAATTTTTTATCATGTGCTTCAAAATGAAATTTCTGATTTAATATATCAATCTCAGATGCATAGATTACATTCCTCTGGATTGCTCAATAATGCAGATTATGTTCATATTGGAATTAATGGAGATCGACAAATTTTTAATATCCCAGAAAAAGCAAATGTAGTTTATAATAAAAACTGGAAAGAAGAAACTGAAACTTTAATCTCAGTTAAAAAATTTTCATACAACAATCCGAACTATAAAATTTTATATTTTCATACAAAAGGAACAAGTAAAAAAACTCTCATTGCAAGTTCTTGGAGATTAATGATGGAATATTTTGTGATAGATAAATGGAAACAATGTATTAATTACTTGGATGAATATGATTGCGTTGGACAGACATTTAAACCATTGGGTCAAACATTGTGGAGCGATGGTTCAATGACTAACAATGATGGATATGGATGTTATTGTGGCAATTTTTGGTGGGCAAATGCATCTTATATTAAAACTTTAAATCATGATTACTTAACTAGCAACTATAGATTTGATAGAGAGTTTTGGATAGGTACTAATAGAAATGTAAAGGCAAAATCATTCATGGAATACACAGAAGATGATTATGTTGCTGAAAATCACCCAATCCCACTTAAAAAAAATATCAAAGATTATGAACCATATACTCATTATTTTGAGGAAGTAGAATACTTATGAGAGAATGTGGAGAATGTACTGCTTGTTGTACTTGGTTAGTTGGAAATGCGTTTCATTGGGAATTTGGACAAGGTAAGTCTTGTAAATTTTTAGAATGTTCTGGATGTGGTGTATATAAAGCACGTCCAGAAACCTGTAGGAATTATCAATGTGCATGGTCTCAAAATTTACTAGCAGAAGATATGAGACCAGACAAATGCAATGCTTTGGTTTCAGTAGAAAAAAATGAATATGGGCAGTATTTAAAAATTTTACCAATAAATAATAAAAAAATAGATCAAAAGTATATACAATATTTTAAAGAGTGGAGTGAAAAAATGAATACACCTGTAATTTTTGTACAATAAAGTCTATATTATGAAAAAATTATATTTTCTTGGTGGAGTTCCTAGAAGTGGATCCACTTTATTGGGGTCTCTTTTGAGTCAGCATCCAGATATTCACGCTACATCAACTTCTCCCCTTGGTAAATTAGTTACAGATATTGAAAAATGTTTTAACGAATATGATATCCAATATACTTTTGATAGAGAACAAATTTCTTTTAATGTATATAAATCTATTTTATCAAATTTTTACAATCATATTGAAAAACCCATAGTATTAGACAAGCACAGATTTTGGGGTAAAAATTTAGACACGGTTCAAACTTTTCTTTCCAATTCTCCCAAAATTATATTAACTTATCGACCTATACCAGAAGTCATTACTTCTTATATTTCTCTAATAGAAAAAAATAATTACGAAGATAATTTTATAGATGAACATTTAAGAAAAGACAATCTACCAATTACAAATAATAATCGTACAGAATACATCTGGAGATATTATGTATCCTTATCTTATGAATCTATGATTTATGCTATAAATAAATATCCTAATTGGATACATCTAGTAGAATATAATTCTTTAATTAAAAATACACAAAAAGAATTGGATAAAATTTATAATTTTTTAGAAGTACCTTTACATTTAAATGATTTTAATAACATCAAAAATTATTGTAAAGAAGATAAAGACGAAAAGTGGGGATTACGAGGACTTCATGATATACGTCCTAACCTTTCTAGTATTTCTAAAAATCCAAATGATATAATCGGCAAAGAAAATGTAAAAATATATTCAAAATTTAATATATGAAATGAGTGCATTTAAACAAATATTATAAATTTATCTAAGAAAAATAAATGAAAAAAATTGAAGTATTTTTAAGGCATTGTTACACATCCAAAGTAAATATCTCTAGTACAAATCGTCCCAAATGGTGGAATAAAGAAAAGGTATTTCTAAATTTTAAGAATACACTTAATCCTAAAACCACTAACTATACAATTATTTTTGATGAGTATTATGGAAAACAAGAAGGTACTTTTCTTAAAGATGAAGAAGCAGTTAAAATTAATAGTGGAAAAGAGTCATTAAGTTTTATAGAAACTTTAAATTATATTCTTTCACAAGACTTTGATGATGATACAATCATCTATTTTCTTGAGGATGATTATGTACATCGTCCAGAATGGGATAGAGTTCTCATAGATGCATTTACTCTTCCAGTTCAGTATGCAACCTTGTACGACCACGGAGATAAGTATCAGGAGATGTATAAGGACTTTATGACTAAAGTTCTAGCAACAAAATATTCTCATTGGATGCCAACTCCTTCAACAACAAATACCTTTGCTGTTAAATTTAAAACACTCAAAGAAGACCAAGAAATTCATAGACATTTCTCAACAGGATTTGAACCCTCTGCAGACCATGGTAAATTTATCGAACTACATAAGAGAGGAAGAAATTTAATTTCAAGTATTCCTGGTTATTCTACACACTGCCATTCGCAATTTTTATCACCCTGTATTGATTGGAGAACTTACTTATGAAAGTAACATTATACGCAATAGCAAAGAACGAAGAAAAAAATATTGAAAGGTTTCTTAAAAATGCAAAGAAGTTTGATGATGCAATTGTAGTTGATACTGGGAGTACAGATAATACAGTTCAACTACTTAAAGATGCTGGCATTGAAGTGTACGAGCATCCACAGACTCGTGAAGAGTTTGATTTTTCAAAAGCAAGAAATAAAGCACTTTCTTATGTGAAAACTGATTGGGCATTTTCACTTGATTTTAATGAAGATATTGATGATCTTTTTATTCAAGGATTATATGTAATATGTAATGATTTTACTGCATTTAAGCACATACGTTATGACAAAATTGAAGATCAAGAACCCACAGTTGGACAAGCATCGCATATTCGTCTTCATAGAACAAAAAATTATTCTTGGATAAATGCAGTTCATGAAACTCCAATGTTTATCCCTACTGAATTTCATTCTGAAGAAGTTACAGTAGATACAACAATTAAAATTACAAAAAATATAGAACCAAGTATTGATAAACAACTTTTTTATCTTTCAATATGTGAAAGAGAATACAAAAATAATCCAGAAAATACTTATTATCTTTGGTTCATATTTAAACATTATTATGATGTGAACAATTATAGTAAATCAATTCAACTTGGAAAAGAGTATCTCAATATTTCTAAACCATATTTTGATCCAATTAGAGTTGAAGTATTCATTATGACTAGTATTGCCATGGTATTTGAATCTCAAAATATTCAACAGGCTTGTAATTATTCAATTCATGCTTTAAGTGAGTCACTAAATATTAATAGTGATCTGACTGGCAAAGCATTTTTACATTTACTTGAAATTGGAAAACTTACAATGAACCCAAACATCATTGTATTTGCTTCAGCATTTTCTACAGAAACATTAAGAATTAAAGAAAGATTTGATGCAATCGATCAACTATTTTTGACTAACCTTGATGATATTTCGACCAGTTCTTGGGCAGGTCATCGAAATTTTGCAGACTGGTTAGTTAGATTCATTAAACCAAAAGTTATTGTGGATCTTGGAGTTGATCATGGATTTTCTACTTTTTGTTTTGCCATTCCAAGAATTGGGCATGTTTATGGAATTGATAATTTTATTGGAGATGATTTTATAGGAACAGATCATAATAAATTTAAATATGATTTTGTAATGAATAAAAGAGAAAAATTACACCTTCAAGATAACTTGACATTTATAGAAGGTACTTTTGATGAAGTATCAAAGACATGGAACAAAACTATTGATATTCTCCATATTGATGGAAGTCACCATTATGAAGATATTAAGAGAGATTTTGAAACCTGGATTAATTTTGTAAGTGACGATGGAGTAATTTTAATGCATGATACTTCAGTTGAAGAGTATAATGGAAAAACATATGGAGTTAAAAAATATTTTGAAGAAATAAAACTTCCAAAATTTAATTTTGACAATTCATATGGACTTGGCGTTGTTTGTAAAAATGAAACTGTTTTAAATAATATTAAAAACAATTTTTTTAGTTGAAATATTTTGGAGAAATCTTATGGAATTATTAGTACCAATCTCACCAGGGCAATTTGTAGATAGAGTGACAATTCTTGAAATAAAAGCCAACCATAGTCAAAATGAATATGTGATAAAAGAACTACGCAAATTATATGAAATTAGGGATCAAATTAATAGTTATATAGAGGGAATAGAATGGGACGAGATGAGATCAATAAATATGGAATTGTGGAATATTGAAGAAAGATTAAGAGAAAAAGAAACCATTCAAGAATTTGATGAAGAATTTATTGAGCTTGCTAGAAGTGTATATATTACTAATGATAAAAGAGCACAATTAAAGGCACAAATTGATGAACGATCCGGTTCCAAATATAGAGATGTAAAAATATATTCCTAAGGGATAATTATCCTAATAATGATGATAAAGAAATAAAAATAAAACTTATTGATGGGTAATACTAGACAATATAATCAATATGCATTAATATGTCATTAAAACTATGAAGTTAATTTAAATGGAATATCTTATCTTACTAAAAAACAAAAAAATTCTAAAATCAATTTTTGAATTAAACTAATATCTTTTTTAATCATTTTATAAAAATATGTGTAATTTTGTAAAACTTGCATTGGAAAATGGTGGTTCTATTCATCCACTAGTTATTCCTTCCGAATTGACAAATGGAACTGGAATTATGAATCCATCTATTTTTTTAGATGGAGATAAAATAATTCTAGTTTTAAGACACGTTAATTATACGTTTTATCACTCCGAAAAAAAACTTTTTCAACATCAATGGGGTCCATTGACTTATGTGCATCCTGAAAATGATATGCATCTAAGGACCATAAATTATTATTGTGAACTTGATGAAGACTTTAATATTACTCGTTACAATAAAATTGATACTTCCAAATTTCCTGATAAAGAACTTTGGGATTTTGTAGGTCTTGAAGATGCAAGAATTTTTAGATGGAATGGAAAATTATATATTTCTGGAGTAAGAAGAGATCTTGATACAATTGGAACAGGAAGAATGGAACTTTGTGAAATTGAAGTTCGTGAAGATTCTGTTGTAGAAGTAGATAGATTTAGAATTCCTCCACCAAATGATCCTAATTCTTATTGTGAAAAAAATTGGATGCCAATTCTTGATAGACCATATCATTATGTAAAATGGAGTAATCCAACAGAAGTTGTAGAAGTAAATCCAGAAACAGGGCAATCTAAAACTATTTCTTTAGGTCAATGGAATGATCTTCCTAGAGATCTAAGAGGAGGTTCTCAAGTTATTCCCTGGAGAGGTTATTACATAGCAATAACTCATGAGGTAGATCTTTTTAATAGTGAAGTTGGAAGAAAAGATGCTGTTTATTACCATAGAATTATTATTTGGGATAGAGATTTCAATTTAATACAATGGTCAAAGGAATTTTCCTTGATGTCTGGACATGTAGAGTTTTGTATTGGTCTTAGCCAAAGGGGAGATGACTTTTTAATGACCTTTGGATTTCAAGATAATGCTGCATATTTGCTTAAGTTTCCTGAGAGAACAATTATGGAGGTTTTAAATGGATAATTATTCATTGACTGATTTATTGTATAAGTTTATAGATGATTCGGAAGATCCAATTAGTAATTTTAATCTTGCTGTTCATTACCATTCTATAGGTCAAACAGCATCTGCACTTTCTTATTATCTCAGAACTGCTGAGAGAAGTGACGAAAAGATAATGCAGTATCAGTGCTTGTTGTCTGCTGCAAACTGTTTTAAATCTCAGGGAACTAGAAATTTTACAGTAAAAAGTCTACTTCAAAATGCTCTTACGACTTGTCCAGAAAGACCAGAAGCATATTATTTGTTGGGTAATTTTTACTTAATAGAACAAAACCATCACGAAGCATACTTACTCTTTTCTATTGGTGAAGGTATTTGTAATGACAATCAAGAACCTTTGGATATAGATGTTGAGTATCCTGGTTTTTACTCTCTTATTATGGGAAAAGCGGAAGCAGCATATCCTTGTGGGTTATGTGAAGAATCTCGCAAATTATTTTTTAAACTTAAAAAGGAGTATTCTTCTATGATGACTGAAGAACACAGAAATTATTTACAAGAAAAATTAAGTTCTTTAGGTGCCCATGGTTCGAACTATAAGTTTAGAACATATCATAAAAATGATTATCCAAAATTAAGATATAAATTTAGAAGATCTAGATATATTGAGAATAATTTCTCACAAGTATTCCAAGACATGTTTGTTTTGTCGATACTAGATGGTAAAAGAAATGGAACGTATCTTGAAATCGGTGGTGGATTTCCCTACCATAAAAACAACACAGCATTGTTGGAAAAAGATTTTGGGTGGAAAGGAGTATCAATTGAGTTTAATGAAATTTGTGTAAATGATTACAAACAACATAGACCTAATGCAAATGTCTTACATGCAAATGCTCTACTGATTAATTACTCAAAACTAATTAAAGAATATTTTAATTCTGAAACAGTCATTGATTATTTGCAACTTGATATTGAACCATCGGCAAATACTTACGAAGCATTACTTTCAATTCCTTTTGATGAGTATAAGTTTCGGGTAATCACTTATGAGCATGATCATTATGTTGATGTATCAGAGTCTTATAGAGATAAGTCGAGAGAGTATCTTACTAAGATGGGATATCAACTCGTGGTTACAAATGTTGCTGAAGATGATGAGTCTGCATTTGAAGATTGGTGGGTTCATCCAGATTTGGTTGATAGTAGAATTGTAAAAAAAATGACTTCTATCACTGATGAACCACAAAATGCTGCAAAATATATGCTATGTGATAACTTTGATTGGGGAGATATGGATTATGAATATCTATACCTTTTTAATAGGGAAAACTTCATAGATCACATTTACGAAAAACATTATTCAGTCAAAGAAAATGATATTATTCTAGATATAGGTGCAAATTGTGGTAGTTTTACTTGTTCAGTATTGGATAAGAATGTTAAACATGTTTATGCAATAGAACCTTCCAATAAAATTATTAAGGCATTAATTAATAATACAAAAGAAAAACCAGTTACTGTAATTAATAAATTGATTGATAGTAATGTAGAAGAAAATAAGTTAATTCCAAATAAAAATGTTTATGTGTATGAACATGAAGGTAATACGGTTAATACGACAACATTTAAAAATATTATAGAAGAAAATAATATTACTCAAATTAATTTATTTAAATGTGATTGTGAAGGAGGAGAATATTTTATTTTCACAGAAGAAAATAAAGATTTAATTTTCAATACTGTTAAAAATATAGCAATTGAGTTTCATATTTCAGAATCATTATGGGATAATACTATTGAACGATTTAAAATTTTTAGGGATAATTATCTTTTACCACTTAAAGGAACTAAAAAATTCCACGTATATGAAAGATTTAATGATGTAGATGTTACTGAACATATTTTTGATGATAACTATCTACAGATTTTTAAAGATTATTGGGATAGAGAAAATGCATATTATGGAAATTTTATGATCTACATTGATTATGAAAAAATGGAAGATAAATTTTGGAATATGACTCCTTGGCCAACCATGGAGTTTACTACATCAATTCCAAAGAAGGGGTGTGTAGTTGATTGTGTATATTGCCCTCAAAGAATTCTTGAGAGATCTTATGTTGATGAAGAAAGGTATCTTACCTTAGACAATTTTAAAAGAG